TGTTTCCTGACGACATCTTAAAATCTATTGCATCAACGGCAGATGTAGTATTGCCATAACCAGCAGTAAAAATGTTAGTAGCATATTCACCACCATTTGCTGTGTGCATTTGAGAAATATAATGCTTAACAAAAGTTGTACTACTAGGTTCAAAAAGGTGCATATAACCTGATATTGCTTGATCATTATCGTTTCCTGAATTTTCATTAAGACTTTGATATGAAGTAGATTGTGCTAAATCTAATCCAGTTAAATATTGTAATAGAGTTGCACTATCAGATTCATTGTGTGCCGATTGGAAACCAGTTGTAGTTTTTGTAACATTGTAGTTTGAACCACTATCAGTACTAAAGTTAAACTGTAAAGAAGAAAAATCAGTAGCTGGGTGAATATTATTAAATAAAAATAAATACTCAGAATAAGTAGAGTCTATTCCTGATGTAAATGAAACTGATGCACTAGAACTTGCAGTTTGAGTTGATAAAGCTATTAAGCCACCAGCACTTCCAAAAGGTACGTTATATTTAAGAGCATTGTATGTTGACATTATTTATCACGCAATAACCAACCTTGTGTAGCATCAACATAGACTAAAGTAAAACCAGCACGTTCAGTTGATACAGTAAGATCAGAAGCGTCTCCTTGTATGTTATGACTATTTCTGCCAACAGTTAAATTATTAGTATCAAATGTTCCAGCGTAATCTACTATCCAAACTTCGTCACCTCTTACAGCAGAAGATGGAAGTGTCATTGTAACTGCACCACTTGTAGTATTTACAAAGTAACCATTACCAACAACCATATTCGTGTTGCCTGTAACAACAGCTTGCCAATCAACTACACCACCTGTATTAGTTGCAAACTTTGCGTGTGTTACTGTTCCGTCTGTTGGAACTCCTACATCTAATACGTTACCTAAAAGAATTACAAAATCTATAACATCACCTGTTGCAAGATTGCTTGCGAAAGAAAGTGTAGACCCTGATATAGAAAATGAATCTGAGGGTGCTTGAAGTACACCATTTAAAGATACAAGCATATGATTTGCAGACTCAGGGGAAACATTAGTTCCACCTACTTGAAGTGTGTAATCTGCTTGACCATTAACAACTGTAATTGAATCACACTTTTGAAAGTTTCCTACTGTTGGTTCTTTTCCTATATATGCCATTAACTATGTTTCCTTCCGTATAATGAAAATCTGCCACTTGCTATATTGCCTGAGTTCCAAAAAATTCTAACTCCTGAAACTGAATAGTTATCACTATTATGATATTTACTAAAACCACCACCATAAACTTGACCAAATTCTCCAGCAACATTTGAATACAATTTAGAATATTTAAAGTGTTTCCAATCAACTGTTTCGTGTGCATCATATATTGTAATTTCTAAATTAGCACTTTCATAACTTGCATTTCCAACAGCTTTTCCAAGAACTGCATGGTCTGTATTTGACCCATTACTATCATTTTGTTGTGCGCTTGTATCAGCACCAGCAAAAGACCATTGATAAGAACTACTATCAATAATACTTCCAGCATTATTAAAAAATCTTAATTTTAATTCTTGATTATCAGTTGTTGTATGAATATTTTGAATGACTAAATGAAAATCTGAATAGTCTGTTGAAAAAGAAGTAAAATCTACTTGTGCAACTCCACTCGTTACATCAGTTGAAGATATAAATTCATACATTCCACCACCTTTAATTAAACTGTAATCAATTCTTTTTAAAGTTCCAGCATCAGATAAAATAAATTCATCTGTATCAGCTGGTTCAGAAGTTAAAGCAGTTTCAGCAGAAATAATATCTTGTGCTAGTTTAGAATTAGAAATAGTACCATCTGTAATATCTCCAGCTGTTAAAGGTACATCTGTTGGTTTCTTGCCGATATAAGCCAATGTATTACTCCTATGTTATTTCTAAGATTGATAATGTTGAATCTATTTTAGCAGTAACAGAACAATCAACTTTTAGAATATCAGTAGCTTGCAAAACAACTTTACCACCTGTTAAAAGTTCTAGTGAAGAACCAGCTGGTATTGATACGTCTTTGACTAATAAAACTGTTTCGTTTGTTTCTGTATCTGATGTGTCTGAAACTAATTGTACTGAAGCTGTTACTGAAGCTGTGTGAATATTACAAAGAGTTAATCCTATTACTACACAAGTTGTTGAACTTGGTACTGTGTATAGGGTTAAAGGTGTTCCCGAACTTGCGGGCATTGCACCATTAGTTTTTACTTTAAATGTATTTGCCATATGTTCCTTTTATATTTAACCTAATGCTATTGCAAGTGGCAAAGCATTGGGGTCAGATTCCGTTACTGTTCCTGTTACTGACATTGCACTTGTTACTGCGTTTGTTGATATATTAATACTCATTAATTCAATGTTGTCTGTTCCGTCATTGATCTTAATTTTTAAAACTCCTGATGTTCCTGAATCCACCCACATACTTCCAGCTACTAATGAACTTGGTGCTGATGTTCCTACGTGCATTGAATTTAATGCACCTAAAATACTGTTTAATTCTGCTCTAAATGCTGGAAAACCTTGATTCGCTAATGTTGTGTCTGATACTTGTGCCATATTTTCTTATACTCCTTTTAAAAGCCCTTTGCAATAAAATCAAATGTTCTTGATACATTTGTTCCACTTGAATTTTTAAATGTCAGGTCAAATCCATTAACAGTTTTATTCTCTACTACAAAGAAATCACCCGTTGCAAGATTTTCACCCGTAATTCCTACTGCATAATTAACAGATTTGTAAGGATTTGTAAATGTTACTGTTTTAGTTCCAGCACCTGAACTTATATCATTACCACTAAATATTCTATCAGGCATATCTACTGTTACTGATAATCCTGATACAACAGGTGTTGATGATAAATCGCTTGAAGTCATAACTAATTTAAATTTTAAGTATCTAGCAGTATAATCACCAATTACGAAATTTTGAAAACTTGTATATGTTACATTGTCATCTGATGTAGCTATTTCAATATGTGCGTTACAGTTAGCTGGTGTATCTCCGTCAAAGTTAGAGGGTTGATCGTCAAAATTACCTGACCTACTGTCAAATACATCATCTAAGTTATCTGATGTTTGTACTATTGAAGCTGTAACTCTTAATGTGTGTTTTGCACCAATATCAATGACGTTAGCAAAATCATATGTTCCTGATGGAAATAAGTCAGCACTTTGTACTCCTGAATCAAACAATCCTGTTCCATCATCAAAGTTTCCACTAGCACTATCAAATAATTCAGATGAGTCTAATCTTAATGTACTATCTGTTAAAATAAGATTTGATTTACTACCAGCAAAACTAGGATTTTCACTTTGAGTTGTAACTGCATTAAAATTTAGTGTTGATGTTACATTAGATATTACTGCTGTCGCATTAGAACTAAAGTTACCTAATTTATCTACTGCTTTAATTAAGTATGTTCCGACCCTAGCTGGAACAGATATAGAGGTTGCTGGTCTTGATATTTTCTCTACTAAAGATACTGAGTTTTGCCAATCTGCTGACCCATCTGTTGCAGTAGAATATCTTAAATTATAATGTGATAAATCTAAATCAGGTATAGCTGTCCAACCTAAATGTGCCTCTTGTCCTGATATGTTACAAGATAAATCTTCAACATCACTAGGGGGTGCGATTGCACCTATAATCTTTCTTTGTGCTGATACATAACTTGATGAACTTCCAAATGATGATACTGCTTTAACTCTTACATCATATGTAGATTCATCTATTACATTTAATACTCTTTGAAATAATCCTGAACCTTGTGAATGAATAATAAAATCTGAATCTGTACTAAGCTTATATTCTACTTGGTAATAATCAACAAAACTATCAGGTGAAGCACCAATAGCAATATCTAAAGCTGTTAGAGGTGTTTCATTATATTGTATTAATTGGTCAGTTAAAGTTACACTTGCTGGTGGTTGAACAGTAAATGGATTTGGAAGTGTTGTGCTTGGTACTGCTGTTGCTTGTGTTTTAGTTGCAAAAGTATAATGTGCATCTTGATGTTCCACTAAACCTAATCCTACTGTAAAATCTTCATTGAAAGTCATACTTAAAACTCTAAATGGTTTTGCGCTAAATCCTAATGAACTATGTGTAATATTAACTATATCTCCTATTGCTAAATCATAAGAATTAAAAGCTACATTGATACTCAAACTTAAAGCATCTCTACTTCTTCTTAATATAATTTCTGCCATTTCTTCTGCTTGGTATGGAGAAGTAATAGTTTTAAAATCAAATCTACCCTCTAATAAAAAACCACCATCAGCAGTTTTCATTGTTGCGTGTCTATCTGCACTTGGTAATCCTGAATCATCAATAGGTGGAAACTGTACTTCGTCTATTTGAAAGTTTCTATCAGGATTCACAAAGCTACAAATAACTCTATTAAATTTACTATTTTTATCAGGGCTTACTAAATTATATCCACCAACTATACTATCTTCTGTTAATGTAATTGAAGCACTTCCTGTTGTTTCTATAATTAATTGATATTTACCAGCACTATAAGGGAGATAACCTCGACAACCTTTTAAGAACTCTCTTACATTAGAAATAATAGATGCTGATGTATCAACTGCTGTATTCGTGTCAAAAATATTTATATCTGACCCACCTGAATAAGGTGTAACTTGTGTAACGCAAACTTGTGAAGCATCATAAAAACTTTGTAAATCTATTTCGCTAGTTGCTAATCCTTTTCCATATCTTGTATTTCTTAAATAATCTAATAAGCAAAAAGCTGGGTTTGTTGAAAATGTTGGTGATGACTCATTTAAACTTGCATCTAAAGTAACAACTTTTTTACCTTGTACTTTTGCTTGTATTTTAGGAACTCCAGCGAATACATCTTGATTCCATTTAAAACGAATAGCAAGATAAGCTAGACCTGATAACTTATGATTACTTCCCCAAGATGATAATGTAGATAATAATGTTGAAGCTGATTGTCCGTCTGAGCCATAATGAGGTTCTACTCTTATTAAGCTTTCTGAATCTTTATAAAAATTACTATCTGAACTATTAACTTCAACTGCTGTATTATCTGCTAAATCACTTGCCCAAGTAACAGCTTTATCATCTACTCTTATTTCAGTAATATCGTTTATCTCTCCCTCAGCTAATACTAAACAAATATATAAATAGGTGTTGTCTGTTCCTGATGTTTCTACAAAGACTCTAGTACCACCAATTAATCTTTCTCCATATACAACAGGAATAGTTGCGTCATTAGATTGTTTATTAACTAATAAACCTTTTTCAAAGTTATCAAAATCAGTAACACCAAAGTCAGGTTGTTCAGGAACTTTTGGTCTAAATAACCAAGAGATTGCTAATGTAACTGCTAATGCAACAAAAGGATTTATTTTTTTCCCGAATACTTTAGTTGCTATATTAACTATGCCACCAACAAATCCACTAAATCCACCAAAGAAAGATTTAATTCCTGTATCATTTACAGGTTTTCCATAACCACCTATTTTTTTAAGATATTCTTCTTCTTTCTTATTTATATATGCAATAAACTCACCTTTAGGTGCATATTTATTTAAAATCTTTTTTGCTAATTTGATAAGAAGTTTATCTAACCAATTATACATTATGCTCTACCCCATTTAATATCTAATACAGTTTGACTTGAAAAATCCATTCCAACATCTGTACTAAAGAATCTTTGTTGTGATGTGTTGTTTGTTTTTCTTCCGTTCTTTTTATCAAAGTCTGCCCAATGCGATACAACAGTTAAATTAACAGCACTTGATCTTTCTGATTCTTGGATATTAAAACTTTCAATGTTTCCTTTGTATAAAAGAAAAGGGTCAGCTATAAGTGTATTATCATCTGCTAATAATCCTCTAAAAACAGTTACTTCATCATTAGTTATATTTTCACTTAATACTGTTGAAATAAAAGTTTGATCTGCACCTGATAAACTTAATCCTAAACTTGTTTTTGTAATATCTGTTTCTTCAGTAAAATTAGTAATATTTAATATAAAAGATGATGCTGTGTATGTAACACTAGAACCTGATACTGATGAAGTTAAAGAAAATGCACAATCAGTAAGATTTACAGGAGTCGAAAAACCAATCGTGATAAGATGTATTGG